TTTTCAAGCTGTTCACTCTTCGCTTTCTGGGCCACTTCAACCGCTCGGCCATGCCGCTTCCAATCATCGTCAACCGTCGGACTGTTGCCCCGTTCGTCAGGGTCTTCGGGCGGTTCGTCTTCCGGCTCTTCTACTGGAGAGGCGCGAGTGCTTGCCGCCCCTTCTGCCATCGACATGGCAGGCGGCGCCGAACCGGGAGCCGTAGCAGGCGGCTTATCGCCCCACTCTACAGGCGTCAGGCCCATGCCCACACGCACCTCGTTGATAGTCAGAACGCCTGCCGTTATAGCGGCGAGCGTTGGGTAGCTGATTACGTTCTCGGTAGCCTCGAGGCCCATATCGGCCCTGACCTCGTTGACGGTCATGACGCCAGCGCCAAGGTAGATATTCCGGCGAGCGGCTTTGCCGTCCTCGTCCTCTTGGAGTGCTGGCACAGCCGAGGTGTCGAACCGAACAACCAGCCCTTCTTCCTGATAGAGCGGGACCAGCATCTCGGTCAGTTCTTCTTCATAAAAGTGAAGCTGTGGGATGATGCAATCCTCCCAGAACGAATGCCGCGCCGTCATGATATTGGCATATGTCGCCCTACTCAGGTCGTGGAGCATAGGCATCGGGACGTTGTACACGCGAGCCACATCCTCGACGCTCCAGCGCATCGATTCCAGGGCCATCATATCCTTCGGCGAGAATCCAAGATTGGATGCAGTCATGCCCTCTGCCAGGATAGCCGGACGGCGGGACTTCTCCGGCCCTCTGAATCGGTATTCCCAACGGTCATAGAACGACATAACCTCGTCGTCCGTCGGCGTGTCGGCTACGCTGATAATCATGCCTGGACTCGCATCGTTGGCGAGGGCGAAGCGGTTGCCCTTGAGCGCATCCATGCCCATGTCCACCGACAGCCGGACGGGAGCGATGGGCGAGAGGCCACTGTACTCGTCCAGCGGGTTGAAGTATCTGAACCAGATAATCTCATCCGGGGCGAATGCCACTTTGTCAGTCCCACTGCCATACACGAAGCCCTTTATGTAGTCCTTGGCGTCCGGCAGAATCTTCATTTTGTCAGGCCTGAGAGGCCATATCTCGGTTATCTCGCTACCCTCACGGCTCAACGCCCAGTAGGCAGAACCCCAGAGGCCAAGATAGGTCTCCGTCGCCCGCCAGAGGTCGCCCCGCGTCCACCAGTTGTTGACCCGTAGCAGAAGCCGCTGGAGCGGATGCGATGGGTCCACCTGTTCCAGACCCTCGGCTGTCTGTTTGTAGACGTAGCACGGGACGCTGGCGATGGCTTCCTGTCTCAGCTTGATGGCGGCATAGACCGAGACGGACCCGGGGTAGTAGTCGCCATAAGTGGGTTTAGCCCAGGCGTCACCGACGCCCCACTGGCGGTTCAATCGGTCATAGCTGGCCCCTACGACAGGGTTAGCCCGTTCCCGGCCTCTGAGAGCATCCCAGGCGCCGCCGAAGTTGGTTCTTATACCCATACCTTGAACGCTCCTTTCCGAGTGGCGAACGTCATAGCCAGCGCGTCAGCCTCGTCGGGACTGTTTGCCATCTTGTCTTTGGATTCCATCATCAACCTTTTGTCCGACTGAATGGTATATCTGCGAGACGCTAACTGTCCAACCAATCCGTTATCGTTCGGCAGTTTGCCAGCATCCAGCACCCAGTCCCGCATGGCCCACCAAACCTCGGTCACCCGGTTAGCGAATCTCGTATTCTGCCGCGCCTTCTCTCCGCCCTTAAACGCGACTATCCTGGTGTTGCCAAGCCCGACCTCTCGCAGGCGGTCAGTGACCCCGCCGCCGAGGCCCGTGTCATCCACCACCACCACATCGACCTTATTGTCATCGCAGTATCTGCCGACCCAGCCAGCTACCTCCATCAGGTTCTTCCCCTGGGCTTTGTACAGCATCTCGGCGAGGTTGCCCTGCCGCTTGACCACAACTGTTCTATCCTTGCCGAACCGGGCGATATCACAGCCCAGCACTACCTCGCCCTCGGCCTCGACCTCTCGCTGGGTCGATTCCCTAGCCACCCACAGCGGCACCAGAGCGTCGTCCAGTTCGCCAGGGAACTCACCCAGGACAGCCCCTCGATACAGCGGGGAATCCTCGCCCCACTCAGCCGCCCTGTCTGCGACGTCTTGAGGGCCGACCATACCCGGCACAACGACACGACCCGCCTGGAGGTTGGGCGTGTCGAAAGCTGAGATTTCAAAGGTGTCCCATAGGTGTCGATGCTCATGATGAGAACCATAGAACGGCCCGGAGGTCGTGAACGGGTTGCCGACCATCAGCATGGTCTCAGGGTTGAGCCTATAGAGAGCATTGATATCGTCGTCGCTCATAGCATGGGCCTCGGTGACGATGACAAGCAGATGAGGAGAATGGAAGCCTTGCAGGCTCCAGGGTCGGTCGGTAGAGAAGCCGACGATAAACGTGCTTTCATCGAGTTCCCACCGAGGCGATTGGAATAGCCTGCCACCCAGCCCAGCCGTCAAAGGCGCGTTGTTATAGGCCGCTCGGAGTTCGTTGAATATAACGTCATCGACCTGGCGGTAGGTAGGGCCAGTAATGACGACTTTGGCGGGATAATGGGCAGTCGCCCACCAGAGAGCCAGCCGAGCCGCCAGCCAGTCCTTGCCGGAGCCGTTACAGCCCACCACAGAGACCCGCCGAGAGGCTCTTAGAGCCTCGGCTATCTCTATCTGTCGCTCGTAGGGGTCAGCCCCCAGAGCCGCCTTCAGATACAGTGTCGGACTCGCCTGTATCTGGTGGGCTAAATCCGTTAGTTCCGAACTCACCGCTACCATTGGCAATTACCTTTGCAAGTTCCATCAGGCCTAGACCGTCGCCGACCTGAATGGTCTGGGTCCGCATATCTATCATGGGCTTGTCTGGGATGATGCCGTTAACAACGTCGATGCGAGCCATAATGGATAGAACCATCCTGGTAGCCTCGGCGTCTCCGTTCATGGCCCGGAGCCACCAGCGCGATAGAAGCGAGGTGTATCGCTCCATCTGCATCGCTCGAACCGAATCGGCGGTGCGGCTCGCCATCTTTGCAAGGTCACTGAGGACGCGCTTGATATCCCGATGAACGAGTCCCTTCGAGACGCCGAGCGTCTCCGCGATTTGTTTTTCAGTTGCCCCGCCTTTGAACAATTCCAGCGTTTGGTATCGCCGCACCTCGGCGTTGGCGCGTATCTGAGCGGTGGGATTGAGTCCCGGCTGTTTGCGCTCCGGCATCAGGCTTCGCCTAGCAGAGCCACGAGATGCCGCCCGATAGCTTCAGCCATCGGAGGGCATACGCTATTGCCCAGGAACTTGTATTCCTTCTCATACATCTCGAACCACTCTGGGAACCCCTGGAGAATCTTGCATTCCTCAATGGTCAGGTATCGAACGGACCCCTCATTTGTTATTGATGGCGGTCTAATAGCCGCCATTGTTCCAGCTGGCTTGCCCAATGACTTCGCGTCGCGGTCTGCATTGCAGGGGAAAGTGAACGACCCAGTAATGCGCGGCTTTTGGCTTGCCTTTAGTGTCCGGGTAGGTCTAGTGCCAGGGAGCCAATCCTTGGCTTTACCATAATAATTCACGTCTATTGATATGGACTGTGCCTCTGCCGAACCCAATGCCCGCCCTGCGGAGACTGGCACTGAGACGGTCGGCTCTGGATGCCCCGGCACTGCCGCCAAGTCCTCTCGGACTCCGACCCAAATCAGGCGTCGGCGGTCTTGCGGGACGCCGTACCACCAGGCGTTCAGCTCTCGGCATGAAATCTTATATCCGGCATCCTTCAATGCCCTGGTCATCTCAGCGAATATCAGCTTCATCTTGCCCTTTCGCAGGCCGCTGACATTCTCCATAACCAGCATCTTCGGCCTGAATGCCTCGAGCATCCGAACATACTCCTCGAACAGCCTGTTCCGGCTATCCGAGAACTTCCGATGACCAGCCGTCGAGAAGCCCTGGCAAGGCGGCGACCCGTCCAGAACGTCCAGTTCTCCCGGCTCCAGGGTCGTAAGCCTCAAGGCTTCCTTTGCTGTCAGGTCTGCGATATCGCCCTCGAATACGTTCGCCCCGGGAAAGTTCCGGCGGTAGACTTTAGCCGCGCCCGTGTCCCACTCCACTGCCAGCCGGATATCGAACCCGGCTTGCTTATACCCCAGAGACGACCCACCGCACCCGGCGAACAAACTAACGACCGTCGGGTCAGGCTTGCTTGTGATGCTCATGACCGCACGCCTCACATTCACACAGGGTTACTCCGTCAGCTATCCCTTCGTCTAACTCCGGCCCCAGGTCTGGCGGCTCCGATATAGTCAACGGCTCGTACCCATTCGCCAGCGTCTCAAGGAGAGCGTTCACGGTGTCGTTGTCAGATGTCACCGTCGCCAGCAACTCACTCAACCGCTCCTCGTCCCGCCCCGCCATCGCCGCCAGCGGGTCGAGGGTCGCCAGCATCAGGTCTGCTTCGGCCTCGTCTATGTCCAACACCAGAACCGGAACCTCGGAGTCCGGCGTCGTCTCGGCGCGGAGATGGCCGTCCACCAGCATTAGCCCTTCGGGCGTTTCCCTGGCGATTAGCGCATCTGCATATCCAACATCTGCCAGGACGCCTCTGAGGGCATCCTGTTGAGCCACAGGGTGGGTGCGCCAGTTCTTTGGGTTCGGTATCAGGTCTGAGCCTTTGACCCGCCTTAATTCCTTGATTCTGTCGCGTATCTGCATTAGTCCTCCCGCATCGTGGCTCTCGCTATGTTTCCAAGACCATCAGCCATAACCCTACCCAGGACTTCGACAGCGCCCATCCCATCGGCGGTGTCATTATCCTGAATAATCAAGGCACTCGCCACTGCTAGAACGGCTCCCACAAGGCAATTGGGAAGATGAAAATAGAATTCCCGCCTATTCTCGTCAACGTCACAGTCACAATGCATCAGCTTACTCCCTATCCACTCACGGGCATCACTGGCGTGACAGTTATCGCTACCCGATTCTCTCCAACTGTTTCAACCTTCTGATGGTTGATGGCGTAAGAGACGATATGCTTGGGGTCGTCGTCAGCTAGAATACCACAGTCCACGAGCCCATCTATAGATGGCGCGACAGCGCAGGCCAGACCGTCATAGTCCATAGGCCGACGAGCGTGGAACTGTGTAATCGATACAGTGGCCTTGTCCGGCGTTACCCAGTCCGAGGGCATCTCGGCAAGACCCAGAACGAACGCCACTTCCCTGGCATCTGCCACCAGCTGGCGGGACGTTCGCCAGTTGCTACGCCTCAAACCGTTTTTTGATAAACGGTTATCGGGCATCACTTCGATGGTCAAAGAATCAACCATTTAACACCTCTCATATTTAACTATTTAACACCCCCCCCTCCTTTAGGAGGGGGGTTTAATTAAACACTATTTAAACGAGCCTTCTGTTAACAGTTATCCTGGTAGGTGTTAACAGTTAACACGGCTGTTTTTCATCATCACATCCAGCCCCGTAAATCGCCGTTTTCGCTGGAGACTATAATCACTCGATGGCGCGTTGGACAGCGATAGGTTCGCTCTCTCTTTTTCGGTTGCCCGCCCTTTGGTATGACCTTCATGTCTTTCATATCATATGGACATGACGGAACCGTCACGATGCCAGCCATTGAGGCGGCGTCTTTCTTCACTCGCACCTCGACGGTCAGGTCTTCAAGGGATTTGGCGAAGCCGATATACCTGACTTTGGTTGCCAGCCCGCCCAACAGGCCGTTCCGCTTGCGCTCCCGCTTCGGCAATGGACGGATATAGTCTTCCCACCCACAGGTGACGCACCCGGGCGGCTCGGTGGCATAGCACTGCACGACCCGCGCTCTGCATCTGGGACAGGCATCCATCAAGACACCTCCGGCAGACCCAGCTGTCTCTCGCCCTGGGGATTGACGGCGGCGCCGATATCATGGTCCCGCTTCCAGTACACCAACGGCATCGCCAGCTGTGTGTTGTGTCCTCTGTCGAACTTGAAGGAATGCGTCAGAAAGTGCTTCATCGTCGTTGTGTAGATTACGCCCTCGTCCGTCGCCCGGACTTCTATGCTGGTTGCGTTGCCGGACAGGGCATCTTCTATAGTCGTCGCATCGAACGCCCACGACGGCGGCTTGCGGAGCATGTGCTGGGCGGCGACAACTTTTTTAACCAAGGTCTGTCCGTCCAGCACTGCCACCACCCGACCGTCTGCCGTTCTTATTGGCTTGCTCATGGCGCTATATATACTCCTTCGGTTCGCTACGAATATATTCCCAATCGCCGAATGCCAGCGGCTTGCCAGTGGTATACGAGTATCGCCGAATGCCGTCATCGCGTCTGCAATCTTTGCAGAGCAAATCAGGGCATTCAAAGGTCGTGGCTGTTGAATGGAACTTGCTCCCCACCCAGAGCCGTGTCGCTGGCGGCGTCTGTGTCAGGTCGCCACCCAGACGCTTGCCGCATTTCGGGTCGTACCCTCTACTGATGTCGATATTGCCCTCGCATTCGTCGCAGACTGCTATTCCTTCGACTATTTCATCAACCATTATTGCTCCCTTTCTTACCAGTTTGATTCTGAACTCTGCCACTTGCCGTTGACGCTGGTGAATCGGTCATCCCTTGATAAACTCGATGTGATAACCCTGGTGGTTGCGTCCAACAGTTCGGACAGTTTCTCGGTTGACAGCGGCCCATCCTGTTCGATTGCCAGAAGCGCACGTTCGGGATAGCTGAGTCCAGTCGCCAATTGGGCATTTTCCCGGATATTCAACCCCTCTATGGTAGACCCCTTATCCCAGGTGAGCCTAAGCCCTATCGGGTCACGCAACGGCCCGATATTGCTCTTACGGTGATGCAGAGCGAAGTCGGAATAATTGGAGTTCTTGGCTTGTGCGCTCTGAATCTCGAAACTGTTTCTGGGAATGTTTATCCAGTAAACCGAACCGAATGGGCTGGCGTGGGCCGACTTCTTCGCCGAGTGGGTGACATGGGCCAGAATAACGCTCTGTAGCGGCTTCTCAGATTCAGAGAGAAGCCGCAATGCTTCAAAGAAGCGAAGGGTCGCGGCGGCGTTCTCAGGCTCCCCCCCACAGGCTGGGCCTGCGCTGTCTATACAGACGGTCCCGATGTTCTTCTTTTGAATCTCGGTCTTGAGATACTCGACGTCGTTGAAGAGGGGTCCGCTCATGAAGCGATAAAACACCATGCCCGTCCTACCACTCTCCGGCGCGGCCTCATCGGGCCAACTGCCGTACTCGATGCCCTGGGTCTGTAAAATCTCACGGTTGCGGTGCCACATCTGCCGCTCGGATGTCTCCCAGTCAAGCACCAGACAGTTAGACTGCACCGCCTTCAGGCCTGCGGTGTCCTTGCCCGTGTGGATGGCAGAGAGGAAGTTCAATGCAAGGATGGATTTCCCGACGCCCCCCGGCCCGTAGAGGAGCGTGGGCATTCCTTCCCATACCAGACCGCCAAGCACCTGTTCTGTGGGCTGGGGCGTGGGTATCGCCCCCAATGCCAGGACGGGCGTTCCCGCCCGGTAATGCTCCAACACCAGCACAGTCGCCTGGGTGAGCCTCTGACGCCAATCTATGCGCTCGGAGACCCGCTCAAGGTCGGCTAGGACAGACCGCCAGGTCTTGGTGATGCTGGTCCGAAGCGGACCCATAAGGTGCGGAGCCAGTTCGGCCTCGTCCTCGATGGTGATTTCGGCGTCAACGTGATAGTCCCGGTGTTCGTAGATGCGCTCCATCCGCACCTTGACGCCCTCGCTCCAACTCACTATATAAGTGTTCCCGTAGACGCGAAGTTCGGGAACGGTCAACTGTGTCATAGCGGCGTTCCCCCTCTCCGCGTCTGAGGCTTGGCCTCGGCCTGACGCCGTGGCGTGAACCGCTCCCGCTTCTCCTCAAGCAACACCTCCACCAAGTCGCCTATACGATGCAGAGCCTCGGACAGGCCCATTTCCACCGCCACCCTGCCGCCCTCGTTCCCCCTCTTGGCGAACTCCATGCGGCACCACCCGCTGTTCGGCGCCACCATGTAATCATGCTCGTCGCACCAGTCAGGATTGCAGGGCATTACCCGCCACCGAGCGCGGAATTAAGCAACTGAGCGAGGGTCAGGGCCGTGTTGTTTTCGTCCTGAAGGTAGTGCGCTGAGTTGTCGAAACCGCTCGCCTGTATCGCGCCTTCAATTTCCTCTTTTGTCCAACCCTTCTCC